TAAGAATATTAAAAGAGTAAAAAAGAGACAAAAAGGAGGAACACAGTGTCTCTAAAGCCTCCGCGTAGATTAGTCAAAACAGTTCGTGACCTTATATACTGGTCGTATGCGGAACTCATAGCCAATTCTGCAGGGTTTAAGGATAATTATGGATTCGTGATTTCTCGTTATAAAATGCTAAAATCAGGTGATATGAAATGGTCATCGTCCGTTCACGATCATGAGAAGGAATGGGAACAAGGCAAAGTGTGCGTATATTGTGGTGCAACTGAAAGACTTTCAGTAGATCATATAATTCCTACTTCAAGGGCAGGGGTAGATCCGAGAGTTATATGTCTTTTAGATTCCGAGGATAATTGCGTTTGGGCATGCAAGAAATGTAATAGTAGTAAAAAGGATCTTGATATATTTGAGTGGTACGGAAAAGACCGTATAGACGAAATTCCAAAGCTCGTAATTTCAAAGTTTTTAAAGCTTGTATATAGGTTACATGAAACTCAGGGGACTCTCGATTTGACGGATCCGAATATGGATGGTGTTCTAGATATCTATGATTTGGGAGTTGTGATTACTAGCTTGATTACCAAGCTGGGTGGGAAAGCTGGGAAGAATGCTTAATCAAAGTAAAATATTTAGAAGGAAGTGTGGATTTAAAAAGAGAAATCGAGAGAGCTATTACATAGAAAGTAAGCATGCTGAAAAAATTGCAAGACGCAATTGGGAAAAGCAGAATGAAGAAAGTTAGTGCATGCAAAAATATGAATGATAAACAAATTATGGAAAATCACAAATGTATCTATTGCGGTTCTACTGGCCCATTTAATAAAGAACATGCTCTTCCAATGTGCCTTGGAGAGTTTAAAGGTTTTCCTCCTCTTATCAATAAAGTTTGCAAAAATTGTAATGAAGAAATTGGAAAATTTGAAGAACAGTTCGGACGCTCCGGGCCTGAAGCCCTTTTCCGTAAATATTTAAATATAGAAGGACGAAATACACACGACAAGGTTAATCCTTTTCAACGTGGAAGTGCAGGAGCAAAACCAATTGATTTCATTGCATGTCCCCTGGGAGAAGATATAGAAATTCTTTGGGAGTTTAATCCAGGAGAAAAGACAGTTCGTGAGGTCAGACAAATAGTATTTATTGATGATAAAGGAAAGTCATATCCTTTTAGAATACCAAGTTTGATAAACAATACTTATCAACTTCGTGAGGAAATGAAAAAATTTGGGCTTCCTCCTCCAGGAAAAAAAATAACAGCAAGAGTATTTGCACCTGATGATGAAAAAGAAAGGGTTGAAAACCTGGTTAAGGGACTGGGATCCGATTTTAAATGGTTACCTCCTCAACCATCTGCACAAATTAAGAATCCTGTAGCTAAATTTCAAGTAACTGATTTCTATTTTAGGGCTATTGCGAAAATTGGGTTTCATTATTTTCTTTCAGTTTTCAATACTTTTTATGGTAATGAATACTACTTTTCTAAAATAAGGAAATTTATAAAAGAAGGAGGTTTGATAAAGAACTTTGTTTTTGAGGAAAAGAAACCAATTCTCAATTTTCCCCAAAATTATCTCCCCAAGGATTGGAAGGATTGGGGGCATGTGCTTTTAGCGGAGAGTTATGAAGGTAAGTTTCGAACCCGGCTCCAGTTTTTTCTTGGACCTCAATATAATCCACCTACTTATGTAGTCATTTTAAGCACTTGTAAGCTACCAATCGTATTACCAACTTGGCAGACAGGTGAAAGAGGATATTATTTTCGTTATTTTGAATCAGGTAAACAAGGAAAATATTCTGGAGAGGCATCTAGATTAGAAAGCCTCAGTTTTGCTATAATGAAATGATGATATTATTTAAGAATGATTATTTTTACGAAACCCTCCATGTTTTATATGCATTCTCCATCTATATTGAAACAAGAATTGACATCAAAAATTTGAGGGAGGTCTATGGACTTCTTCCATGAAATGAAAAAGTATCACACTGGCAGATCCCCGGAAGGTGATGATTTATTTAATATTCCTTTGAAACCAGATGAGGATGGCATGATTGGTCGCGAATGCCCTAATGAGGATTGCCAACCCAAATACTTCAAAATAAGCATGACTATACCAGATAGTATGTCAGAAGAGATCAAAGATTTCTCACAAATTTATGTGACTTGTCCCTATTGTGGAACTTTTGACAGTATGCAACATTTTCATACAAAGAGTCAAGTTGGGTGGATTAAATCAATGATATTTAGAGATGCTGTAAAGAACTTTCAAAATATACTGAAAAGTTCCTTTAGACCAATGCCTTCGACGACAAATAATATGTTCTCAGTTAGTATTAAATACAAGCCAGGGCAACTCCCTAGTGTAAGACATTATGTTGAAGAGAAGCTTAAACGAACTGTAGTTTGTGATAACTGTGGTTACAATTACGCTGTTTATGGAATATCTTTTCATTGTCCTTTGTGTGGCAAGGGTAATTTGATTCAACATCTTAATCGAAGTGCTGACATTATCAGGGTTCTAATTGAAGAACATGAAAGAATAAGTCAAGAAAAGGGGCAAGAAGTAGGCCAGCAAATGATAGGTAATGCTCTTGAAGATGTAGTTGGATTATTTGAAGCTTTTCTCAAATATATCTATCAATATGAGATAAGACATCGATTTTCAAAAGAAGAAGCTCAAGCCAAAATCATGAAGATTAATGTTAACTTCCAGCGACTTGAAAGTGCTGAAACTTTATTTTCTGAAGACTTAAACTATGCATTATTTGCAGAATGCGACCAGAATGATAAAAGTTTTCTTCAAGAGCAATTTCTGAAGAGGCATGTTCTTACACACAATTTAGGTCTTGTTGACAAGAAATATATTGAAAAAGCTCAGAAAAATGAGAGACAGGGTACAGAGCTCAATATAAAGTCTATTGATGTTTCAAGAGCATTAGAGATTGCAGTTGGTATTGTTACCACTGCAAGCAAGTGTTTAGGAAAATCAAGTTAAAAAATGGATAGTTCTCAATTTCATTTAGCAATTGCATCGGGAGTCAAATCTTCGGTACTCTGCACAAATTCCTCGCCCAGAATTCAGATACGCGCAGCCGATATATAAAATATTACTCAACATGAACTCAATGAAAACACTGAAAATAGAATAAAAAGGAGGAAGAGAAGCATATATGAATAAACTATACTGTGGCGAAAATCTTGAAGTATGGAGAGACAAGATCACTGATGAGTCAGTTGATTTAATTTATTTAGATCCACCTTTTAAAAGTGAAGAAAACTACAACATTATCCTAAGAGCTAAAATAAATTATTATATTATTAAAAGATTACTTCTGTAATTTGGGAGGAATAACATAATGGATGAGAGATGGATGCGCGAATCGATAAATTCACTATTAAGTGCAATTGAAAAATTTAACAGGGGAAAAGAAGGTGATTTCAAACAAGCTCTTATTATTGCTGACCAGGCAAGTGAAATAATAATGAGAAATTATTTAATCTTTAAAGAAAAGATAAATCCACCTCGTAATTATCATTTCTTACTAAAGAAAGTTGATGAGAAAGTTAATATACCTTCTGATGTTACTGAGACCATAAAATTGTTCCGTTTAATTCGTGACGGATTTCAACACTACAATTTAAAAAATATAGATGAAGCATTAGAAAGCACTACTACAGGCTTAACATTAGAGAAAAGCTTTTTAGAAGATTACTTAAATGCTGTATGTTCACTTTTTAAATTTTTAACAAATATTCAAATAGATATAAGAGGTGATCAAAATGCCGAGACGGATTAAGATTATTGAAAATGAAGAGAGAAAGAAAAAACCAGAGGAAATAGTTTTAGAAGATGTAGTAATTCCATTTTTTAGAGAAGATTTAGGATATAAACTAATAGATCCACGTCTTCAAAAAGTCCCTGTTAGGTTTGGAAGAGAGACAAAATATGCTGATACTGTTGTATACATAATTAAAAATGCTCGTAGAATCCCTCATATAGTAATTGAAACAAAAGCTCCCGGAGAGGCATTAGACTGGGAGCAAGCTGAATCTTATGCCCAAAGACTAGGTGCTCCTTACTTTCTAATTACTGATGGAAAAATATGGCACTGGTATCAGACAGGCGAAAGGCAAGGAGACTCCAAAAAAATAAACAATGCTCCAAAGCCGCCTGTTTATATGGGAAAAGAAGTACTAATTGCATTCGAGGATTTTAATGAATTACATAGAGTTGTTAATAAATGCCATGATATTATAAGAAACGAAGAAGGTTTTGATCCTACTATTGCTTTTGATGAAATTAGCAAATTACTTTTTGCAAAAATGCAGGACGAGAGAGAAGTAGAACAATGTTTCAAAGATAACGATACACGAACACCTAAAAACGATTATGAATTAAAGATTGGAAAAGATGAATTACCAGAAGATATTAGCAATAGAGTAAAGGAACTATTTGAAAGAGTTAAAAATAAATATCCAGAAATATTTGAAGGAACATCTGAAGATATTAAATTCATTAAATTAAGGTTTCCAACAATTTATCATGTTGTTGAAGAATTACAAAGTTATACATTACAGGAGACTACAATCGATATTAAAGGAGCAACATATGAATCAGTTATTAAAGGAACTTTTACAGGCAAGGGCCTAGGACAATTCTTCACTCCAAGAGAAATTGTAGAATTTATGATTGATATGATTGAGCCAAAAAGAAGGCATTATATTTATGATCCTGCGTGTGGCTCAGGCGGTTTTTTGATAACGTGTATGAAAAGAGTCTTTGAAGAAATAGACAATCTATATCGACTAAGAGGTTTAGATAATCCAAGACAAGAGAAATTAAAATTTTCTACAAAATGTCTTTATGGAACCGATCTAAATGAAAGAATGACATGGGTATCAAAGATGAACATGGTCATGCATGGAGATGGGCATGGAGGCATTTTTACTCACGATGGGCTTAAAGATTCTGAAAGAATTACCCCAATATTAAATATCGTTAAAAGAAATGGAGGTTTTGACATAATTCTAACTAATCCACCCTTTGGAAGCAAAATAAAAAATCAAAATATTTTAGTAGAATACGAACTTGGCAAAGGTAAAAAATCTCAACTTACTGAGATCTTGTTTATCGAGAGATGTTTAAAGTTGCTAAAACCTAGGGGAATGTTAGGCATCATTGTACCAGATGGTATTCTAAGCAATACCACCTCAAAAGATGTTAGGAATTTCATAGATAGAAATGCAATATTGAAAGCGATTATTAGTCTCCCTCAAGAAACCTTTACCCCTTATGGCTCTGGAGTAAAGACAAGCATATTATTCCTACAAAAAAAAGATATCGAAGGAATATTAAGACAAGAAAAGGTTTTTATGGCTATTGTTGAACATATTGGTTATGACGCAACAGGCAGGAAAGAGTCAATAAACGAGTTAGGTAAAGTTTTAGAAGAGTACAGAAAATTTGAAAAAGACCCAGAAAATTACAAAGGAGCTTAACAGATGAGATGCTTCAGTGTTCATAAAAATGAAATTGAAGGCAGGTTTGATCCATTTTATTATAAGCCGGAGATTATAAAATTAGTAAAAGGAATAAAAGGAAGTAAGTTTGATTCCTTTAAATTCAGAGAGATAATACAAGATATATCGGGAGGAGCAACGCCAAAAATTGAGGGAGATTTTTATTCTGATTCTGGAATTCCTTTCTTGAGAGTGCAGAATATTACTGAAGAAGGAATTAATTTAGAAGATGTTAAGTTTATTAAAAATGAAGTTCATGAAAAAATGCTTAAACGTTCTCAATTACATGAAAATGAATTGATTTTTACGATAACAGGTAGAATTGGAAGCGTTGCAGTAGTCCCTAAAAACTTTGAAGGTAATATAAATCAACACTCTGTAAGGATAAAATTAAAAGAATATTTAAATAATATTCAAATTCTTCCTGAATATATCGCCTTGTTTTTCAATCTTAAAATAGGACAAATACTCTCCTTTAGAGAAACAACAGGTGGAACACGCCCAGCTCTTGATTATGAAGCAATAAAGAGTTTAGTTATTCCGCTTCCGGATGCGCTGAAACAGAGAGAATTAGCCGACCTAATAAAAGAGGCCTACATTCACAAAAAGTCCAAGCAAGCTAAAGCTAAGCAACTTTTAAATTCAATCAATGATTATATTCTTGATGAATTAGGAATAAAGGTACCCGAATCGAAAGATAGAATGACTTATGCTGTAAATTTTAAAGAAATGGAGAATAGAAGACTAGATCCTTTTTATCACCGGATAAAATTCGAAGGAACTGAGAAAGCTATTTATCAAGGCAATTTCGAAGTTAAAAAGTTAAAAGATTCTTTTAAAGGAAAACTTATAAAAGGTTTACTTCCAAGTGGAGAAGAAAAAGATGGACATACAAAGGTTCTACAAATCAAGAATATTCTTAAGAACGGTTTAATTGACATCTCCGAGTATGTAACTTCAAAGAATATCTTTAAGCCCGAACATAGGATAAAAAAAGAAGAAATTATAATAGTTATAACAGGGGCGACAATTGGTAAGGTTGGTTTGTGGGGTTTTGATGAGGAGTTCTATCTTGGTGGAGATATGGTTAAATTCTCTGTGAATAATAGATTTAATGCTTATTTTATTCAAGCCTTCTTGATTTCACAAGTAGGACAATATCAACTAATAAGAGAAATAACGGGAGCAACAAATAAACATTTAGCTCCTGATAATATCAAGACAATTAAAATTCCTTTACCTCCTATTACTATTCAAAATAGAATTGCTAAAGAAGTTAAGACAAGAACAGAACAAGCAAAAACATTACAAGAAGAAGCAAAAGAGGAGTTGAAAAATGCAAAAGAAAAAGTGGAAAAAATACTTCTCGAAAATAAATTGTAAACATTAAAAATATGGATTTAGAGGTTTCGCAAAGACAAAAGAAGTCAATTACCTAAATAATAACCAAGGGGGCAATAAAATGGTAATAATGCAAAACGGCAAAAAATTTCAAGAGTTTGAATACGAAAAAGAAGATGATTTAGAAAAAGAAATTATTGATAATCTACGGCTGTTATTTGGAGAAGATACCATATACATTAATGCAAAAAAGAAAATCGAAGCAAAAGCATTGGGAGGTTCAGTTCCAGATGGATTGTTGTTTGATTTGTCAGACAAAGAGGAACCGGAATTCTATATCGTGGAAGTAGAACTCGAAAAACATGATTTTTTCAAACACATTTTTCCACAAATAACAAAATTCTTTGCGTTCTTCAAAAATAAGAAGAGCCAAGAGATATTTATTGAAAAAATATTTTCCATTATAAATACGTCTGATGGATTAAAGAAAGATTTTAAAAAGTATCTTGGGGAAAAGGAAATCTACAAATTCTTAAAGGATACTATTGAGGGCAGCCAAAACATTTTGCTAATTATGGATGATGAAAAAGAAGAACTCCCTGAAATAATGGAAACATATTTAGACACGTGGGGCAAAATGGTAAAGGAACTAATATTTAAAAAATTTGTTCATGATAAGGAGTACATCTATACCATTGAGCCTGATTTCAGGAATATTAAATATCCTGAGGAAGAGTCCGGGAAGATACCGGGGAAAGAGAAAGGAATAGAGTATACCGAGGAATACCATCTGGAAGGTGTTGATATCAAAATTAAAACAGCATATTTTAAAATAAAAGAAGAGCTATTGAAAATTAATGAGAGTTTAGTTTTTAATCCTCAAAAATATTACATTTCAATTATTCGCAATAAAAACATAGCATACTTTGAACTCAGGAAGAAGAAAATAAGATTAGTTATCACGTTACCTGAAGAAAAAGTTATAAAAAGGATAAAAAACCATTCTATTATACATCTTTCTGAAAGTGTTCAGAATTATTATAACAGGCCTTCCTGCGCAATTACCATAGAGAATAGCGAAAATTTAGACGAAATTATCAACCTTTTTAATACACTCATAAAGAATTAATTTAAAGAAAGCAATTTATGTAGAATATAGATTAATTTGAAAGGAGCATTGCTATGAAAGTTGTAAGCTATTTAAAATTCTCAACTCCAGGAGGTAGAGTTTAAAGATGATGAATAAAAAATTAAAAGTGCCAAATCCCCACATTCTTTCTTTTTATACTAACGAGGCCGCAAGATGCATGAAATCCAAGGCTTACTTTGCTTCATGCGTAATGCTTGCTTCTCTGCTCGAATACGTGCTTATGATAGCATACGACGCTCTGCCCGTATCGGCCAGCAAAAATAAAGCTTCTAAACGTCCCGATTTGTTTTTGCTGATTAATATCGCGCAAAAAGAAGGCTGGATAGGCAAAAACGAGTTAAACGAACATGTCGATACCATTCGCCTTGTGAGAAACCTTGTACACACCGACAAGGTCGTTGATTATTTTGATAAGAATAAAGAGCCTCCCGTCTTTGCGTCGAGGCTTCTAAGGCTTTAGCTTCCAGTGTCTCAAATGTGTTGAAGAGTTTAAAAAAGGTTTTGATTGATGATTGAACATAGAAGTATTGGATAAAATACATAAATAAAAGGAGGAAAATATGTCAATTATACCGGCCTTTGAAGTAGGTTTATGGAACGCCTGGATTATCATGGTTTGCAGTCTAATCCTTTCGCTCCTGGCGCCTATCGTCGCAAAGGGTAGGGAAAAAGGAGTCAGTTTTACCGCTGCGTTTAGCAATAAGCAGAGAATTGTTCATATTTCTTTGCATGCGATCTATTTTCTTCTCGTGATATATTCTATTTTCTTACCGTTAAAATTAGGAACTCTGTGGTTCTACGTCGGCCTTCCCATCTGTGTGTTAGGGTTAATCCTTTATAAGATGGTCGTCGTGGGTTTTGCCACTACGCCACCCGATAGGCCTATTACCGGGGGGATATACCGTTATTCAAGAAATCCGATGTATCTTGTGCCAGTTCTGATATTCATAGGAGTTGGCATAGCTTCGGCTTCCTGGCTTTTCTTATTGTTTTCAGTCATTTATATGTTTCTGCCGCCTCTTTTCGTAGCTGCCGAAGAAGATTTCTGCCTGAAGCACTACGGCGACACCTATCGCGAATATATGAACAGAACACCAAGATGGATAGGAATACCGAAGTCGGGGGGAAAGTGAGAAATATGCCCCCTCGTTTACTTAATTGTTTCGGTAATTTCTTTTATCCTAAAATTGCTATTATAGGAAGATGAAATGAAAGCCGCCGTCTACATAAGAGTTAGCACCCCGGGCCAGGCCATCAACGGCGAAAGCCTCGACATGCAGAAAGAGAGGCTCATTGAGTACGTTAAGACTCACAAATGGGATTTGTATAAGACTTACGAGGATGGCGGTTTTTCAGGTAAGGATACCAATAGGCCCGCATTCCAAGAAATGCTGAAGGATGCAGAAGACAAGAAATTCGACATCCTGGTAGTTTATAAAATAGACAGGCTTTCAAGAAGTATTTTAGACTTTCATACCACGATGAAGTTTTTAGAAAAACAAGGTATTTCGTTTGTATCAGTCACCCAGCAGTTCGATACGACTAACTCAATGGGAAGGTTAATGCTTGCAATACTCGTAGACTTTGCGAACTTTGAGAGGGAAATTAACGTGGATAGAGCGATTGACTCATACATGAAAAGACTCCAGGACGGAGTCAATTCAGGCACAGTTCCTTACGGATATCGGAGAGAAGGCAAAAAAGTAGTGATAGTTCCGGAAGAAGCAAAAAACATTAAAGAGATTTTTCATCTTGCCTCTCAGAATTTATCAATGAATAACATTGCAAGAAAAACAGGATTCACAAATTATCATATAAGAAGTATTCTAACGAATCCATTCTACTGCGGGTATATTGTTAGAAAAAGGGACAGATATGAACGTAGAATAAAAGAACATGAATGGAAATGGTATAAAGGCAAACATAAGCCTATAATAAGCGAAGAAACATGGAAGGAAACTGCAGAGTTAAGAAAGAAAAAAATCAAAGTCATAATCAAGAAAACTACGGGTATTTTCTCACGCTTGATTTATTGTCCTTACTGTGAGCACAATTTATGTTTTCACTCAAAGTACACTAAAGACAGCGTAATCTTATATTACCAGTGCGATAGAATTAAAATGGACGGGAAATCCTGCAGTCAGTACATAAGAGAAGAACCACTTGAAACAGTTCTTTTAAACTATATTAATAACATTTTTGAACTGAAAGTTCCAATTTCAAGAAGAGAGATAGAAGTCGAAGACAAAGTTGCAAATGTTGATAGGAAGATTGATAAAATAATAAAGCTCATCGAAGAAGACTATATGAGTTTTGAGAAGGGTAAGAAACAATTAGATAAATTGAAGGAAGAAAAGGCAGTATTGCTGGCTTCAAGAATTATAGAAACGGATTATTCAGAGATAGTCAAAAAACTTAAACAAATTAAACAAATCTACCCTCTTGCAACAAGGGAAGAAAGAAGCCAGCTTTGGCATGTTTTAATAGAGAAAATTGAAGCACATAAAGATAAGATAGTAGTTTACTGGCGCTTCAGAAAAAAACAAACCATACAAAGGCGGAAAATATCAAAGCTTTTAAAAAATTATTCGCCTACGCAAGGGCGTATTCCCCCCGCCGCCACCACACAGGCGAATGTACTTATGTTCATATCAGATTTAAAAAGGCTTTTAACACCCAAAAAGTTTCTAAATGACTCCTGGCCATCTAAAAGAAAGTAGCTTCTCTTTATATGTTGTTGCTATGTGATGTAACTATTTTGTATTTTTTGCTCTATTTTTTTTAGTTTTTCCGCTCTTATTTTCTTATTTTTTAATTCGCATTGCCAAACAACAATAACTTTCCAACCAAGATTTTTCAACTCATGTTGATTTTTTTTATCTCGCACAATGTTTGAATCTATCTTATTTTGCCAAAATTCTTTTTTTGTTTCGGGAAGTTTTCCCGCTGAACAATTGTGCCCATGCCAAAAACAACCATGTATGAAAATTACAGTTTTATATTTGGGTAAAACAATATCTGGTTTTCCAGGATAACGTTTATCATTCTTTCTATAACGAAATCCTTTTTCAAACAAAAACTTTCTCACTAAAATTTCAGGTTTGGTTTCTTTACCTAAAACTTTAGACATAATCTTTGAGCGTTTGTTTTTTGAATAAATATCGGTCACTTTTATTCTTTCGATTCGGGCTTTTTCGAATCATATAATCGTTTAAACAGGTGGGATAATAAACTTAAAGCATCCAAACAATCATTTTCCGTAAATAAACCAGAATCTCTAAGATCGCGTACCTCCTCATGAGATATCGGGCAGCGGAATGCTTGCCACATCGCAATTGCTAACATTCTATGGCCTTCCGTAATATTTTTTATTGTCTCTTCTTCAAAAGAGTTTCCGTCCAGTTTTTTGTATTTATCCGTAACGGACAATTTGGGATTTGTGAGACTAAAAACATTTTCTATTAACTCTCTATCATTTATTGACTCTCCTGACTTTCTTTTTAATTCGTTAATGTATCTTTTTGCTCCCTCAAAGACTGCCGTATAAAAATCTTCTTTTTTATAGTAATCAAAAACGACATTCTGCAACCCAGAATGCAAATGCCTCCAGTGATAATAAGGGTATTCGGGGACAATTTTATGAAGATCTTCCACAACTTTCTGATTTGTTTCTTCTGGCAATTCAGAATCTTTAACAATCGCTTGTACAATAGGCTCAATATTTTTTCTAATGCCTTCTGGCAATTTGCTGAACCAATCGGAAATATTGACTCCTGTTACTTCACTTAGTTCTTTTTCTCTTATTTCGGATCTCTTTTTACGCCAATCCCGCTCCAGCCACTTAATTAATTCTTGTAAATATTTCCTTAGTTTTTGCGTTTCAGGATGGTCCCATTTTAAAGATTGCCTGCCTGTCGCAATTACGTCCTCTTCCAAATCGTCAATAAAATCCACCTCCAATCCTCCTGTTAAATAAGAAAAGAAATGGCTTGAAGTGCTGTCTGAAAAATATTCCGGAGCATTTACTAATTTGTTCCTAGAAAACAGGGTAATCCCTCGCATATTTGTTTTTGGGGATATTGGTTTTTTCGTTGCTATCAATCGACCGGTGATTTGCTCTTTTTTGTCATAATCAGATTCAAATTTTAAATCTCCTGGAATGCTCCATTCGACTTCTTTTTCCAAGTCTCTATATTTTCTTTCATTATCAACAATTATCGGTTTTTCCGAATTGCGTTGTATAATAATCTCGAAATTCAAATCAACAATGAATAGCTTAGAAATGCTATCTGCGAGATTGTCCGCAGAAAAATCGCTTTCCCTTTTAATTTTTCTTAAAATTATTTTTGTACCGTCGCGATCATTCGCTGAGTAAGGTTCATCTTTTTTTATAATTTTAGGGTTATATTCTTTATCCGTCGTATTCTTTATGTCTTCCCAACACATCGAAAACACATTTTTCTTCCTTTCCTTTTTTGTAATTATTTCTATTTCGTGCGCAATACCAAAAAAGGATAGTTTTCCCAAACCTTTTTTTCCTATGACCTTTCTTCCCTTCGGAGTAATTTCGATGTTCTCTACGATTCTGCGGGCTCTTCCGATTCGCAAAAATTTATCGTTGATTTCGTCAAAAGACATTCCAATTCCATCGTCTTCTATACTGATTTCTTTTTCTTCGCTTTCGTCATTTAAGTTCAACCGGACATGTTCGGCATCCGCGTCATAGGCATTTGCAATTAATTCTGCTAATACAGGTGGCAAGGTAGAATACATACGAACTCCGAGGTGTTCTATCGTATTCGGGTCAAAAGTCATTACCAATTCATTCATCTTATCGTCCCCCATTTTGAATATGATTTTTTAGTATTGCTTCCCCTATTCTTTTTGCATATTCAGGGGGGACTGCATTACCGATTATTCTTGCTGCTACAACAATGCTCTTGGTATAAAATACATAATCTTTGGGAAAAGTTTGCAAGGTAGCCCCTTCTCTTATTGAAATCGCTCTGTTCTCTTCAGGGTGTCCGAAACGCCCGTTTGATAAACTGAAAAATTTTGTTGTAATTGTCGGAGCTGGTTTGTCCCAGGACATTCTGCCGTAATTATCTCTAAATCCGACGCCTTTATAATGTTCCCTTTTTAAGTTACTATCGTTTGACCAATTCAACCAGGAACCTCCGTTTTTCGGAGTTTTTTCCAGTCTTTTTATGTTTTTCTCACTTAACCTGGCAACGGTATGATTAAATTCGGATTTATCTTTGAAACCTGCATCAACTTCAGGAAAGCCGTTTTGTATCCCTATAAAATCTTTTACAACAGAGTGTTCATTAGCAATTTGTTCTGGAAAAATGGGTTCGTTCGTCACTCTCGAAGCTATCAAAGAAAACCGTTTTCTTTTTTGAGGAACACCGAATTTATTCAGATCCACGCTATCGTATTTGACTTTATACCCTCGGTTTTTCAAATCCTCAACAAATTCCGTTAAGCCACTTTCATCTTTTTTTCTTTCAATTCCTGGAACGTTTTCAACAATTAAATATCCTGGATTATAATACTTTACAAAACGATGGAACTCTTTGAGTAAATCTTTTGATTTTTCGGATTTTTTCTTGTCCGTCCTAATTATTGACCAATATTGACATGGACTACACCCGATTAATACTAAATCATCGTCATTTTTTCTAATATTTATATATTTTGCCAGATCTTTTTCTTTTAAATCAAAAATATCTGCAAGTATAAATTTTGAGCTCGGATTATTTTTTTCATAGGTTTCTTGACAATCGGGGTCAAAATCAATACCTGCCATAACGTCGATACCTGCTTGTATCATTCCATATGTCATTCCTCCCCCGGAGCAGAAGAAATCAACCGCTTTTAACGTGACTTTTTTTCCCATTTTATGTTTCCTTTCACATTTTATCATAAAAGCTAAAAATAAATAATCATATTAAGCCCCATTTTTTCTCGATTTTATTTAATTCTTTACTAACAAACCCTCGCAATAAATTGTTATAATCTAACCCACCTACATTTCCTACTACTAAATTAATTGTTGTTGACCTTATCCGATTATCTAATTCTTTTGAAATATATGGTCTTATCCTATTATATGCTTGGCTTTTTATAAACATTGGTCCTGAAAAATCGTCTTGAAGTAATGCTGTTCGAGTCTGAGGTATAAGTTTCTTTCGATTCTCAAGTTTAATTTTCCTCTTTTCAATACCCCAGTTAACAAAAGGTGCAAGAATTCCTGTAATTATTGATGAGACGAAAGAAGCAATCACCGAAGAAGTTAGTATCACTATTAAGATTTCTTTTGTCATTTGTTACACTCTCCCTTATTATTAAAATCCTTCTATTGCAATTATTATATATTTTTATCAAAAGTCAAGCATTTCTTTAAGAATGTAATGTTGGTATAATTTAGAAAAGTTTCTAAAGGAGGGGGCGATGAAATATTTAATTTTTTCAGACGAAAGTGGCAGGTGGAATGACGGGGAATATTATATTCGCTCATGGATAAGAATTGAAGAAGAGCAAAATACACTATTACGAAAAGAGATTATATTTGCAAAACATGAAACAGAAGTTAAGGAACTAAAATGGGGTAAATTCAAGAATAATTCTGAGAAATTTAAATCCATTTTTGATGTTGATTTTAAAGTGTTCATTACAATATCAAAGCCAAGTCACTTTGAGGCACAAAAATATCACACTATAAGCGAGATAAGCAAAGTAACGGTTCTCACCACTAGTAATAAGGAATTAACCGAAAAAATTAGAGAAAGAATAATTTACTCAGTAAAACACGAACTTTTTTTTAATTACTTTGAAAAGCAACATATTGAAAACTCTAGGGACGCTTTGTTGCCTGGCGAGGATCCAAACGAATATAAATACTTTGTTGATAATCCACAATATAAGAACTGGAAAGAACTTGCAGAAGAATGTGGAATAAAAAATGTTGAAATTATTGAAAAATCAGAAGAGTACCCTGGGATTGAACTAGCAGATATTGTTTGTGGCTGTATTAGCGATAAGATAAAAAGCGAAAAGAAAGCTGAAACCGCTTATGTAGAATTCATAAAACCAAGAATGCTAGATATGTACTCTAATAAAATCCCGAATCCAAATCTAATTTTCTTCAAGTATTTTAGTGAAGATGAGCAAAAGAAGCTGGATATTTTTAGATGATGTGAACACATTTAACAAGTGGCAATTAAAGTATTGAAAAAGGCAGGAACACCTTTGTGCTATGCTGAAATTACTCGGTTAGCTTTAGGGGAAAGTATTTTTTTAATATACTATGATTTATTCTTATTTTCTTCTATATTTCCATTCTTATCACACGAAGTAACAATATAGTTACTTTAATAACTCACATGCAAATCTTTTCTAGACCCGCTCATGCGAATTCTTACCGCTCCCGTATGATTTGGCCCGAGCATCTGTTTTTCGGCATAAGAGTTTTCATAAGTCGTGAACGAACCAGTGTCAATATACATCACTTTCTTCTGCAATAACTTAGCTTCTCCTCTTCCGTTCTTGGATAAGTAAAAGACGGACTCCTCTCCTAAAGCCTTTGCATGATTATGTCCTCCAAGATAAGCATCGGCTCCGGCAAAAATGGCGTTCAATTTAACTATTCTGTTTAATTTGCCTCCAATCGTTGCTCCTCCTCCTGTCGTATGATGAGCGTAAAAAACGTATTCTACTGTAGGAGAAACAATATTTAATTTAGAATTTGTATGTCCGCCTACCCTGAACCTCAAAACTGCCGAATAATTACAGTATGGGACTTCCAGCATGTCGCAAAGAGTTTGAACGGGGTTAAAATTCGAATATCTGATAAGCCTATCTTCGTGATTTCCTATAATGGCCCCTATGATTTGCTTCTTTATTGGAGTAAACTTTTCCACTAAAACCTTTATAGCATTATTTATGCTCATCTGCTGTCCCCAGACTTCGGTTGCAGAGTCCAGGGTAGCTATGTCAAACAAATCCCCCATGAGGAAAACGTAAGCTTTATTCTTTTTTATCCATTCAAGATAACCGTCTATTTTTTCTGCATCTATATAGGGAGAGCCAAGATGTAGATCCCCGAAAGGAATCAGATAAACTTTGCGCCTATAATCTTTTACTTCGATTAGTCTCAATAAACGTCACCTCCCACTACTTCAATTCCGGATATAATATTTTTCTAAGATAATGTCTTACTGCATCCTCAAACAAGAACGATATTTCCTCATTGCTTTTGAATTTAAAGCCCTGTTCTTCTAAGTGATATTGCATAAAATGCCCAAGTTCATGTGCTAAATCTTCCACTCTTGCTTCGGCTTTTCTGAGCCTTATTTCTGTTACGGAGGAGCCTTTGAGTTTTGTGCATTTATAACCAATATCAGCAACGTGTCCGTCTTCTTCCATTTCCTTGACTTGTTTAGAATCATCCGGGTAAAAGGTTATTTTAATAAATTCTGTTATTGCAAGTTCTTTTTCCTCTTTTTTTACCTCTTCTTTTACTTCTTCTGTTTTTTCTTCCATTTTGCCTCCTACACGATACGATAAAAAGATTATTCTTAAACAAAGTCTTGCCTAAAAAACGCACACAGTTGCGTCAGGTCGCACAAAGTTGACCGAGTTGAAGGTTTTATATATCCTTCTTCTTTTTGTTCCAATTTAAGCGTTTTTGTGCTTCTTTTTCAGAAATGACTTCAGATTTACCCGTCAAAAGGTCTTTGATTCGTATCTCAATTTCTTCTACATCGCCTTTTTTCTTCATATTTGCTAAAGTCATGTATAAAACTTCTTTAATGTTTTTGAAAGCCTCGTCTAAAGTATTTCCATAAGTAGAAGCCCCTTTTTCTTCTAACATGGGGCAATACGCATGCCATTTATCTTCATCTTGCTCAATTATAATTTTTATGCTTTTCTTTCTCATCTTACCCCCCTTTACTTAGTTAACCCTGGGTAACAATATTGTTATCTCCATGTGATAGTCTACTTTATAATGTTGTCCGTAATGTACTTCTTTTTTAATTTTAAGTCCATTGCAATGTATTTATTCATGGCTTGAATAAAATTTATTCAATTCTCCAATCACTGCGTGGAGTTTCTCATCTATATTTGCCATTGTGCCTTTAAAAGGTCACTTTCTCAAATGCAATTGAGAATTTTGCGTACGCTAAAAGACGTTTCAATGTACGCAAACTTTCTTGCGTACGGTAGATGGCACACAAACTTTTTAGCGTGCATTAGACCGCACACAAACTCCATAAATTTTACCTAATATAAAGAGTTAAACTCCATAAATTACACAGTTTCTATCCACTTGTTCCGTCGTAGTCCACGTGTAGTCAAACCACGCACCCCTATGTTTTTCCCAATAAATCTTTTAAGTCCTGAACCTTTGCCGGAGGAAGAGGTGGGTACACTTTTTTATTTATATCAGCCCCCGTAATCGCTAAAATATCCTTTTCGTTGAATTTCACATCAACTTTGTAAAAACTCGGAACGGGTTTTAGTTCTGCCAAAGGTTCTCCTAAAGTGGTCTCCAATAGATATTCTTTTCCATCGAGAAATACCGTAGCCCAGGCATGTCCGTATATAGAGCTGTTTATCGTTACCGTTCCAATATTTGCCCATGCAGTAAGTCCGTTTGCCCTTAATAGACTGACTAAAAGGAAAGTCCCGTCCTCACAGTCAACCCAGAATTCACCATACTGATGTTTCTCGGCAAGAGTTAAAATAGGAAGATTCCAAGAGTCAATCCCGCCTTTTGCAATTATCTGTCCGCTATTTAATAGAATAAGATCATCCTGAACGTAGTTATATTTTTCGGATAAGAAGTTATAAGTCTTTGATACCGTTGCAAGGTCGCTGTCAGTTTTAAGTTTCTTAGCCTCTTCCTGAATTGCGTATTCGTTCGGAGTAATGTAAAACCTCAGGTCAGTAGGTTCTCCGAAAAATTTGTCATTTATGATGTAAAATGAGCTAAATATGGGAACCCCTGTCGTTCTTGCCTTAATTCCAAGATAAACAAGCCCGATACTTAAGAAAATAGACAACACTCCTAAAATGGTAAGCATTCTTTTCACCTCCAAACCTCCAAGCTTAATGTCCAAGCAATCTTTTTAAAGCGTCAATCGCCTCGGCTGGCAATCCAATATTTCCCATATTTACCGTTGTGTTTTTCTCCATAGAAATAAGCAAAGTAAATATGATTACTACGCCTATTATTAAACAAATTTTAAGGCCAGTAGAAAGACGTGTATCCTCCACCACAATTACCACCTCCAACTCTGCATTTAAATTCCCTTATAAAAATTCTGTCTTCTCCAAAAATAAATAAAAGTATTGTTTTTCTATCAGGATTAACCTTAGCCCAGACCTCGCAGTAAGTTCCAAGGGGTTGCTGAATTTGCTCCCAGCCTTCTCTTCTCTGCTCTATATATTCAGTCGCTGCTTGGGTCTGTTTCCAGTTTCCATAAAATAAATTATCTCCGAGCGAATCGACGTCTACCCAAACGTGATTATGTCCCTCAATTTCAAAGATTAGGTAATCGTGATAGGTTGGCTTTTTGTAGTCCGTGAACGAAAACCTTGAGAAGTTTCCCCTCCAAATCAACGGAACGTATCCATACCCTTTTAAAAACGTATAAGTCGGTATCTGGTATCCTGTGGGAATTTCTTTTTTAATAACGTCTAAACTTGATTTGTAATCAATAAAATCAACTATTGTTGCCATGATAAGTAAACAAATAATGAAAATCAATACATTTTTAAACGTTGTTCTCATTTTATACCTCCAACATATCCCAATATTCTTCTTTAAAACCGTTTTTATATGCATTATGGATTTCTTTATGACAATTTTCACATAAAGCAATTCCATTGCTTATATCCCACAATTCTTTGCAATTTAAGGCTTCATTAAAGGTTTGTATGCTATTTTTATCTCTTATTTCTACAAATGGAACAATATGATGAGGGAATATTTGTCCACCCCTTTTTCTACATAACTGACAAGTATAGTTATCTCTTTTAAAAATACTTTCACGCCATAGTTTGAAATTGACACTTTGTCTAATAACTTTATCAAGATAAGATACTCCACCCTTCCAATTGTGTGCTTTTTCGCCTCTTTCTAAATTGCTCATCTTTATCCTTATTTCAGACCTTTTCATAGGATTGTTGGTTAGCAAGAATTGCTTTATTACTTCTTTCCATTTTTTTGATTGTTTTTTTCCCTTATGTGCTTCAATCATATGTTGTCTATATTCAGGATTCTGCCACAGTTTTTTATGTGCTTCACTGGATTCATGAGAATGTTTGCCTCTTTTTCCTTCACTTATATGTTTACATGTTATTTCAGTTCTTATATAAACTCCTGTTGGCATTATTTGCTCCCATTAATTAGAATTTTGATGTTTTGTTTCACTATGTCCAAGGCTTCTTTCCAATCTATATATCCTATTAGCATAAAAATAATGATGATTACGATGGCTATGCTTAGTACGGCTTTCCACATATCGTCCCAGCTCTTAACCTTAAAGTCTCCCCATCTCATCTCTTTATAATCTCCACCGCAGCCTTTGCTGCCGCTGCCTGTGCCTGAACCTTTTCCTTAAAGGAAATTATTGTCTGATAGAGTTCGTGAATCAAGTTTGAACCCCCTGAGATCATTAAACCTGATAAAACAGCATCAAGGTAGGGAAAGGTAGTAATCCCAAAGTAAGTTAAGATCATTCCGCCCTTAGTCAGATAGACAAATGAAACGGAAATTGCCTGTGCGAAGCCAAGAGAAACAACGAATTTTAGATAGGAAATTAAATCAGTTTGTCTCTTGAAAAAAGGCAAAGTCGTTATGATCCTTGTCAAAGTTTCAACGATTACGGCCATTGCGATGAATAAAAGAAAACCCTCTAATTTCATTTCGTCACCTCCATTTCTTCAGTAGTTTTAATATTATTTTTCTTACCACTGACATAGTAAGAAAAAGTTTTCTCGTTAACATAAATTCCTACGAATCTCCACATATTCACCTCCCGTTTATCCTGTAAAGAATTATTGATACTTCCTCTCTTGTAAGAGGTCTCGTGAAATAGTCTGACGTAAAGTAGACTGGCGATGGCAAGTCTCCGTTCAAAATTCTTGAACTCATTACCCATTGCTTGGCCTGAATGTCCTCAGGCAAAGTTTTAACAAGGTTATTGTGTATAGTTATGACCGCGGAAGCCCATAAACCATCAGAAGCATAGTAGGTTCCTATTGCTGAGAGTGTTTCTCCTTTATAATAAGTTCCGCCTTTGGTAAGATAAAGATTTTTAATCTGCTTAGTAATATAAACAATAGCTTCACTTTTAGAAAGTGTTTTCACAAAATATGCCTCCGAGTTCGGACCTTTATCAGTAATACCCCAGCTAAAGCAGTTATTCCAGCTCTTCCACCAGTCATTTGAACCCCAGCCAGACTCGTGGATCGCTATCGAAATTAAATAGTCTGCTCCAATTCCACTCTGTCTTTCAGCTTCTAAAAAGGCCCCTGAATATCCCGATAGTCCTGTTCCTTTGGTAAATGACTCTATCTGCTGAGCAGTAATAAAAGAAGGCCTTAAGACTGTGATAGTCTTAGCAAGTTCCGTAGAAGTATTATCAGGAAAGGCCGAAGGATTGGTAATCTTCATATAAGCTACAAATCCTATGATAAGACAGAGTAAAACGATGATAATTCTATTAAAAGCTCTTTCAGTCATCTTTTTACCTCCTAATAAATCGTTTTTTCAACTGCGTCAATTCTTCTTGAGGTTTCTTTGAGCCATTCCAGAGTATCGGTTATCGAACGCCCGACAAATATTGTCATCTGCCCTGCTGAAAGATCGTAAACAATTTTGTAGACAGGAAGAATTTGAGTATCGCATTGAACCATGTCTCCGATGTTTATATCCGTTTTCATAGGCATTTGTCTTGAATAAGATTCTGCGGCATTTCCGAACAGATTAACGAACGCAGTTGCAAAAGCCAAAGCACTTTCCTTTGAACTCCAGCCGTCTGTTTTCCTCTCCTGAAATCTCACGCCCTTTTTCATAGATTCCTCGTTTTCAACTTCAACATATTTCGGAACAGGGTTGCTTTTAGTAAAGTAAATCGTGTCGTAGTAATTGTCTCCAGTCGCTATCAATTTAATCGTGTTTATCTGGTTTGTAGGAGAGCCAACCGTTGTGAATTGAGGAAAAGGTGCGATAACCGTATCCCAGAGGTTATAAGATTCCTGCCAGGCATAATCTGAAAAAACCCAAACCCATTCTCCCCTCCATATTGTTTGCATAAGCAAAACATCGAAATCATACATAAAGGAAGGAATTGCGTATTGCTGTATTGGATTATCTAAACTGAAAGAAGCACCAATCGTTACAACCAATCTATTTTTTGAATCTATTGAAACTCCCAATCCTCCTGCGAGATAAAAGCTTCTTCCGGGAAATGGAGGAGGGTCCATAACCCAAACATATCCAGCACATTTATTAACATTGATTTCAATGCTTTGTTCTGCGTTCTCGATTACGGGTGCTGTTCCTGCAATAAATTGAGTGTAGCCCGTGAAGTCCAAACCGACTTGTGTCCAATCCAAACCTGCATTTCCAGAATATTTTTCTCTTGAATGAATGTATTGCTCCACACTTGTAATTTGAAATATCTGCCTGTATTCTTCAATTTTCAAATTAGAGCAATTAACTCCATACGCCGTTCCAACGGGATATAAGTCGGTGAATTTTATTTCAATCGTATCACAGAAAGTATTGTTGAGTGCATTTCTAAAAGAACCTGTCGTTGTTTTCCAGCCTGTATCAAAAACCGTATTTCCATTGAGTTTTAAAACGATTTTATAAGAACAAACCGCAGTTACTGTTCCCTGAATCGTTGCAATATACTTTGTGTACGGTGAGCTAAAAGTAATTGTTTTAGTTACTGTATCTGTTGGATTTGCACTTGTTAAAACAAAACCTGCACCTTTTCCTCCTGAAAAAGTCCTTGTATATTTCCTATAATTTGAAGCATCAGTCTCGAGCCTTATTTCCAAACTCGTTGCGGAGTCGGGACACCAGAACAGATTCAGTTGGTCAAAATCGCTCCAGAGAAAACTCACAGTTCTGCTTATCGTTCCGTTTCCTTTAAGGCAGTATAAACTTCCAGACTCAGGCAGAAGTCCATTCGTTGTTTGCCTTTGATTCGAAACCGTGCCGCTCCAATTTGAGGCGTCATATAGCGTAAAAGAATTTTCAGGAACAGGGTATTGCTTTATTAAATAATATTCTCTTAATTTATTGCAGATTGTCGTCGCGTCGAAATCCCAATCTGCAAAATCTCTCTTGCCGATTCTGAAAAGAACATTTTGAGAATCATAACTGAATAAATGAATTTTCTTATTTCTAACATAGCCAAAAGAATAATTGATGATGAGAAGTCTTTTTATGATATCCGTTATTTTCTCGTCAATGAAAGACTGTAAATAAATTATCTGCTCCAAATCTCCCTCGAACGAATAATCGGGCAGGAGTGTTTGCAGTAAATATAATGAATTGATTGCCTGTAACTTTGAAGTTTTAACCTGTTCCAAATCTGCCTTTGCTTTTTCAACTGCCCTGATGTGAAATCCTCCCCCGATTTTTTTGCTGTTTTCAATGTCCATTTTGTATTCCCTGAGGTCATTTTTAATAAACCTGACCGTAATATCCAAGCTCTGAATATCTTCGTCCGTGTCGAATTCAATTTCAGGGACATCGGGCAAAATGTTTTCCGTCAAGATGTGATTCCAGGTATTTATTTTCTTATTTCCGATAAATATCTCTATTTTAGGGTCTTCGCTTAAGTTGTAATTCGCATAAAAGAACCTCGTGTCGCTTATTATTGTCGTCCAGACGTTGCCAATTCTGATATAATACTCGTGATTTCCTCTCTCAAGCCTCAAGGTCTTTTTGAATGTATAGACATAATTTCCAGTTCTGCTATCATAGTCCATTAAATAAGTTTCGTGGTCAACGCTTAAGGACACAATAGGAGGCTTTGAATAAGTATCGCTTATAGAAACTGTGAAGGTATATTCATCGTTGTTGTTCGTAATCACAGCCGAACTTATAGAAGGAAAACCGATTGTCAGGATATTATTTCCAGGCGGAGTGAAGTTAAAGGTGTAAATATCGTAATTTACTACGATATAGAATTGAGTCGTTCTTAAAGTTATCGCAATAGTTGGATATAAAATTAAGTGTTTAAGCAATCCAAGAACTGCATTAGCTTCTATTAGACTCCATAGCGCGGAAGAAAAAGGGTTGAGAGAATAAACTTTTTCAAATTTCGTATAAACCGATGCAAGAGTATTTATTAAATCATAATAATTCGTCCCGTGAGTTTTCACTCCTACGTTAATATAAGCACTTCCGTCAGTCGCAGGAAGTTTATAATAGCAGGTTGGAGTTAGAGAATTTATTTTGCCTGTAAAGTTGTCATTAGAAAAATCTTCTATATTAAACAAATCAGTTTGACTTTTTTCCACTCCGACAGAGGCATTATAAGTTTGTAGATAAGTGCTATCGTCGTCTTTTGTTTCCTCATCTACTTTGTCATAATGGGTCGTAGGAGAAGAAGGATAAACTGTTTCTATCTGAACTGAGTTGTCTCCTGTCGGTCTTATGGTCTTATTTTGAGTTGTAGTCCCTATTGTGACTCCGTTCCAGACGGTCCAGCCGGTTTTTGTATAATTTGAATCGTCCCAGAAACAGAGTCTGTAGTAATAAGTTCCTGCACTTGAGGGTATGAATCCGAAGACCATAGTCCCTTCAGTTCCGTCGGCAATAGAAGTTATTGATACCTGTCCTGAGTCATAAACAGTCGTTCCGAAATTAGGGTCTGTTGAAACCTGAAACCTTGCATAGGTTGCACTCGTGCTTGAATTTACTTTATTAAAAGTCGCTTTGACTTCAATTCCCACATTAGGAATCGGATAGACCTTTACGTCAGCCGGTGAATTGCTCGGTGCAACATAAGGGTCTCCCCAGGTTTCAAACATAGCGTCAGAAGTATAATTTGACCAGCTTCCGCCGCTGTCAGAAGAAATTTCTGCATTGCCTCTATCATAAGTCGGGTCGGTGCTGTCCCTTCTCCAGTTTATTTGATTTCCTGAACTTCCGGTTGCCCTTAATACGATTGCATACTTTTTATTCTTGATTAAATTGAATCCGTCGTTTAGAGTTATTCCATACCAAGCCCCCGGAGAACTTGTCGTTATTCCTGTCGTATCATAACTTACGGCGCACAGGTCGTTTCCTGTCGGATATCCGTTAGCATCAGTTTCCTTTATTGAAACTACTAAATTACCGGGCGTCCCTTGTTTCCAGAGTTTCAGTTTTACGCTTTTTATCGTGTAATTAACTTGAGGAGTGAAAGTCTGCGCTTTCCAATAAATGCCGTAAACCGCTAAATCGTTATCGTCGCCAGAATTATAATATTCATAAATTGAACTCATCTCTCACCTAAATAAAGTACGTATCCCTTATTTCTGCAGTCCAGCGAGCAGATAATCCTTCTTTCATCTCTATTGTTCCGCTTTCTACGGGAATTCCAGAGCAAAGCCCTGAAATCTCATTATTGTTTTCATCTTTCAAACTTCCTTCGTCGTAAGTGATTATTCCTTGAGTGATGTTTGCAATATAAAAATTATTGAATCTTAAAGGGGCAAGCGTAAAGTTCAAGTTTCCGTATTCAGAAGAAATCAAGACATAAGGATATTGAACTAAATTGAACAGAGAACCGTCAAACCTGCCAAGAGTTATTTCATTCGTCCAAACTAAAACGCCTAAACTTCCAGAGCCGTCGTTAAAACTTCCACCATCGTATTTGCAGTGAATTTCCTTCGTTGCACCATTATGAATTGCCACGATAGTTATAATTTTTCTCGTATAAGACGAATTTTCCTGTAAGAATTGGTCTGTCGGAAAAGTGCAGGAAATAGTATTTGTATAATCAGTCCACTTTAAAAGATTGTTTGGTATGTCTATGTAAAGCTTATTCTTAGAGCCATCGTCCCAGATTTTTACATTAGTCTCGTTTATCTGCTCAAGCATCAGGTTATCAGCATAGAGGACATCACTCGTAACCGCGCTGACTAAACGAATGAATACCATAGCTTTTACTGCATTTGCTGGAGCTTTTGCTATTATAAATAAACGACTAAATGAAGTTAAAGCTGGAACAAGAGTAGTTTCTTTCAAAAGCAATTCTGCATCTGCGGCATCATAAAACTTAATTCGGACTGTCCAATTTTTAGCTGAAGTCGAAGCTTTTGTATATACACTGAAACAATAATATTTATTCTCAACTATTCCCGTGATTTTTGTAGAAGTATAAATATAAATATCATTTGAACCCGTTGAGACTAATTTGAATCCTGCTATTCCTTCATAAAATTCCCCTGAGGTCGTAGTTCTTGAAAAAGTTCCTCCAATTCCTGCCATTCCTGTCGTATCAGTCTCAGCATTAGACTGATTTGCTGTTAGTAAGTTTCCGCCTGAACCACCTACAACCCAGTCAGACGGGTATCTCGTAGATTTTATTTGAGCAACAATCGCATGAGTCGTTGAATTTGCAAAAGTCAATTTAGCAACATCCGAGAACTCGTTGCTTAAATAAAGTCCTGAATCAAAAATCGGAGTATTTGCAGGATAAGAAACACCTTTATAAGTCTTTGAACTTGCATTTGTGAAATTTATTGAAGCACCTGCAAAGTCTATCAAGTTCTGAGTCAAAGGAAAATAATATTTAGGTCCCTGATAGACTAATTTTGCATAGGCAGTATGGTTTCCTGAATTTGCTAAGCTCGTTGAGGTCAGGCCCCATTTAGTTCCTGATGAATGAGCCGTTCCGAGCCGTAATGGAGAAGCAACTATTCTTAATGCAAGCGGATAGTGCGCTCCTTTGAAAGGCAAACTAAAATCCAGAAGTTTAATGACAATAACTTTCTGCCAAGCAACATTATCAAACGAAATGTGAGTAACACTCATAAAAGGAACTGACAAATCTTCAGGTCTTAATTGAACTGTCAGTTCTTGTGGTCCCAACCCGAGAGAAAATCCATCATTAAAATCGGTAAAAGTCTGATGAAATGAATTATAATCCACTGGTTGTGAGATAGTAGTTCGTTCGGGTAATGAATAAATTTGCGAAAGTGTTTTTAAATAAATCATATTTTTCTCCCTAAACCACTAATTGAATTAGCAATACCATCTCTAACGTTAGGCATTGTTTTGGCGTTAAGCATTCTCATTTGGTCTAATAGTTCACAAAGGATAAACTCGATGTTTGGGCTGCTACCCGCTCCTGGAGGTATAACTATTTCCGGATTGCCAGGCGTAGCAGTTTCTCCAAGTAAAGCAAGCGTGGGTCCATAAACAGCTCCACCTTCGGCAAAAGCCGCCAGACCGCCTCCGCCGCCACCATGTACGGGGAGTTTCCCTAAGAGCTTTAACAACTCTTCTAGATTAGTTATTCCACCCATTAAGTTGCTCCAAAAAGTATCTCCTATTTCGGCGCCTAAGCTTGCCCATTCACTTTTAGTAGCTTCCAACATATCTAAAATTTCTTTATTTGTTTTTTCTGCTAAAAGTTTTTGAGCTTCTGCATCTAGATTTCTTAAAAGCATTAAATCATCACAAAATTTTTGAGTTGCGGTTATCTGATCATCGTAGTATTTTTGAGTATCTTCAAGCTCTACTTCTAATTGCTTCTTTTTATCTTCATATTCTTTATTAGCTATTCCAATCTTTTCTTCTGCTAATGCTCTTACTGCTTCTCCTTCTTTTCTCAATGCTTCTAATTTATCTTCATACGCCCACTCTGCTATTTGCTTATTTAATTCTTTTTCAGCTCTCGCTCTTTCTTCTGGCGTTTCTGCTTCTGATACTGCTTTTTCAAGTCCTGCGAGTTCTTCGGCTCTCCTTTCCTTTTCATGCTGTTCCTGAAGCTTTGCAATTTTCTCATCGATTATGCCGAGTCTTGCGTCTCTTTCTCCGTAAATCTTTTCAAGAGCATCGTCGTACTGCTTCTGCACTGCATCCATTTCCGCTTGAACGGCTTTAAGTTTGGCATCGCGTTCCTGCTCTATAGCTTTGATTACCGAATCTCGTTCTCTTTCATGTATATTTCTCAAATATTCGGCAAGATTACTTTCAAGATTAGTTCTCAAATCGACTTTTTTCTGAGCCCGTTCTTTTATCTGTCTATATGCTTCTTCTTCGTAGTACTGCTCGAGCTCTCGTGTTTTTTGTTCCGCTTCGGCAATTTCTTCGGCGGCTTTAACAAGGATGTCCTTTCGTTTAGACAAAGCAGCAACCGTATCTTCATACTGCCAGGCGTCAAGCTGCAGCTGAACGTCTTTTTGTACTTCGGCAATTTCTTCTTCAGTTTCCGCAACTAACAGTTTTTCTTTTGCAGCATCTAACCATGCCTGCCGTTCTTTCTGCTGACGTGCAGCTTCCAGTTTCTCAAGCTCATCGTCAATTTGTTCGCTCGTTAATTGAGCGTTAATCGTTACCGTTCTCTGTTTAAAACTGATTTCTGCGTCTGAAAGAGTTTCAGCACTTTTAACTCCTGCTTTAGTGACGTTCTGATACATTTTTGCCGCGTATTCTTCATATGCTTTTCCTCGTTGCATTTGAATGCTCGTTGCATAATCTGCCGAATTTCTAACTGCCTTTTCGTAATCCTTCCATCTTTGAGCAGACTTCTCGGCAGCCGACTTTGACGTTTCTTCTACTGCCGTTCCAAGTCCAGTGATGTTCTCAAACGCTTCGTACGTTGCATTGTTTATGTCGTCTAGTTCTCTCTCTACTTCGGCTTTATTCGTTTTCCATCTGTTGACGAAGTCGGAAATGGCAAACGCCAATGCGCCGATAGCGGCTATTGCGAGTGCTACTCCCCATCCGGCCGGACCGAATGCAGAAGTAAAAGCAAACCCTAATGATTTAAGGTGCGGTATTATGATTTTGACTATGCCTGTAATTCCTGAAATTGCTGAAATTAGCTTTCCAACGATAAGAATTACCGGTCCGATGGCAGCAACGATTAAACCGAACTTAACGATCGCATCCTTAGTACCCGGAGATAGTTTGTTGAATGCTTTGGTCGTTCTATTAATAAAATCAATGGCTCTCTCTAAATATGGCTCAAGCGAAGAAAAAAGTTCAATTCCCGAATTCTTCAGTCGATTCATTGCCTGGCTAAATCGTTCCGCAACGCTCGTTCCAGATTCTATCTGTTTTTGCGTTTCTCCCGTTGAATCTTTGACCATTTCCAGAGAGGCTGCAAGGTCTTGCCCATTGTTTGAGAATAGAGCCAAAGCTCCCGTAATCGCTCTGACGTTCGGAAAGAGTTTTCCTAAAGCATCTGCATTAGTTCCGTACTTTTCACCCAACTGCTTAAGCACTCCTACAAGGCCAATATCCTGAACCGCTTCCTGTGAAGTTGAATATCCCATATCTTCGATGGCTTTTTGAAGATCGGTTGAAGGCTTGATGAGAGACATCATGACTGCTCTCAATCCCGTACCTGCTTCTTCTGCGCTTCCCGATTTTGAGCTAAGTGTTGCAAAAGCAGCTGAAAGTTCAGTTAAACTGACTCCAAGAGCTTTTCCGGCACCTGCTGCCTGAGGGAGAACGTTTGCAAGGTCCTGCCAGTTTGCATTACCCGCATAAACCGTTGCCGAGAGCGTATCCACCAGCTTAGCTGTATCCTTAGCCTGAATTCCGTAGATGCTCATCATTCTGACAATTGCATTTCCTGCCTCTTCTGTAGAAATTTTGCCCGCTTCGGCTGCTTTTGTAATTGAATCAAGAATCACCAGCGTATCCTCACCGCTCGTATGAAGCACGGATGACACCGAATAAGCAGCTTTTCCGATATCGGTAGCAGCCTTGCCATACGTATTGCTAAGACTTAGGACGCCTCGTTTGAACTTATCGAGTTCCGGGCCCGAAAGCTTCAACATCGTATTCGCATATTCAATGCTTTTTGAAAAATCCAGACCAAACTTTACAGAAGCCCCGGCAAGAGCCACAAGAGGCAGAGTCAAAGATTTGGTTAGGTTTTTGCCTACTGTCGATATGTCCTTCCCTATCTGCTGCCATTTAGCCGCCGAAGCAACGATGTTTTTCTCTCCGACCACTATCTGAGCGTTGGCAGCTGCAAGGTCTGCCGTAAACTTATCCGTTCTTAGTCGTATTTCTGCCCAAATCGTTCCTAAGTTCATAATAGTTCGTTAGCAGAGACCTCCCATTCTCTAGGCTTCTTGCCTTGCTGCAAATATATGTCGTAGACGCCGCATGCAACGTCGAAGCAGTAAGCGGCGTAATTTGAGATGCCTTTTATAAAACTACTTGGCCTTATCCCGAAGCTTCTTGCCGTCAACACTAACTCCACCATCAGGTTTGGGTTCCTCACGAAAGGGTATTAAGTCCTGTAGGCCTCCCATTACCCAGTCGAATATTGCCAATTTTTGCTCAACGATAAGCGGTATTCTTGCCCGTATTTCATCGTACGTCGGCTCGGCCAGTGCCAGTTTTGCAATTACGTCGAGCTGTTCCAGCACTTCCGGTCTCTGGAGAATGCTTTCACCGACTTCCTCCGGATCCGTTTTCTTCCCTTCAAAGACTTCCTGAGCTTCTTTCTTCAAGGGATTTGGAAGCCCACTCCTTAATTTGAGCAACTCGGGAGTTACGTCAATAGGCCTCAACCTTACCGTTATAAAACTTCCTTTCTTCCACCCCGGGATTTTTACTAGTTCTCCCCTGGCGATTTCTTCGATTTCTTGCAAAGAGATTACTTTTTCATCGCCCATATGTTCCTCCTATTACAGGGGGAGATTCATAGTCTCCCCCGGAATCATTAACCTGCTTCCGCAGGTAGATTATCTACGAACTGTTTGGAGTAGACGCTTGCGCTCGTTGAAGGATTTTCACCGCATTCGATGTTAAAGCTCGGAGTTCCCCAGGCTTTGTCGGAATGCGTGATGTTTCCCATCTTGCCTTTGCAGAAGACGAAGGTATATTCAAGATATGCTTCTCTGTTTCCCGTCTGGTCAAACGACTGCACGTATACCTTCATCCTGAACGGGGTAGGAGTTGCTTGAGCTTCAATGGTCGGGGCGGTATACCCGATGATCTCGCCGCCGTCCTCGATGAGAGTACCGCCGTCGACGATTTCAGCCAGCTTGGCGTCAAATCTGGCATCTTTAATGCTGAGGTTCACTCCCGTAACGATGTCCGGATCCTTTACTTTGGTTAGAACCTGATCTCCGCCTCTTAAAGTATCCTCGCTCCCGGTTTCAACTTTTACGTCGCAGCCGACTTCTTCAGGCGTATTAACCCAGTAGTTTGCTCCCTGCTGGTCGCTTCCGCCTGCAAGATGTTTCGTTTCATCGGCAACGACTCCTGCAGCTCCAGCACCTGAACAAACTACAAGCAAAGAAGCTTCTGCATTAGCTGCAATAGCAGCCTTAAGTAAAGTAGCAGTTGTAGTAATCACTCCAGTTCCGTCTGTTGCAAGGTCAACCAGAATTGCTTTTTGATAGACAGTAACTGCTAGAGGTTGGCTATTTGCATTAGGGTTCTGAAGAATAACGATAATCTGATTTCCAGATGCTCCCATTCCAGCTGCAGCAGTCCATATGATTTCGCTCGTTCCCGAACCTGTGGTTGCAGTTGCCTTTACTTCGGGAACTACCGAAGGAAGAGAGCCATCTTCATTTAATGGGGTAACGAGAAGCCCTCTGACTCCCCTGAGATACCCCTTTTTTATTTGTTCTGCCATGTTTACCTCCTCGTATGTATCGTGGCATAAGAAAATTCCAAGCCCTGAGTAAGAGCTTGCCAGTCGGGGTCGAAGTACTCTTGCCCTATGGTGCCCTCATATGTTAGAGGGATGTTGCCTATCGGCTCTTTTAGAGCCTCAATAATCTGTACTATGAGACTATCCAAAGAATTGAAAGAACCTCTTTCTACGTACGGCCAGACTTGAACTATCCGCCTGTAAGCCGGCTGTATGTTGTCTCTTGATTCCGTACCGAATCTGATGACTATGTAAGGTTTTACGGTATCTTTCGTGACCGTAAATGGCTGGTAAACTCTGTTATCAACCAATGAAAGCAGCCTTTCCCTGAGTTCGGTTCTCATTCAGGGCTCTCCCAGTATTCCGTAAGTACCCGTCTTATCCTTTCAAGGTTCCGTTCGATTGTCGGCTTCAAAATTGCATACTTACCAGCGTTACACAACTCTAAGTAAACTCCATAGGTCATCGTATGCGCAACATAGATAACAATTTCACTGCCTTCGAATTCGGCACCGCCGCGCAATCCTTGACGAGCATTACTTGTTCTATCAATCCAGGGCGCATTCATTTTAGCCTCTGCCTCAAGCATTCCCTTTCCGATAGATCCGTTGCAGAGAGCATAAAGACCCGCCAATTTCCTCATGCTCCAACTAGTTAGATTTGCTCGTACCTGCTCTGCGCCCGGCATCATTTCACCTTCGTGAGCACTGCCCTCTTGGTAATGATTTCGCCCTGGTATTTCGAGACGATGAGATTGGTAATTTCGTACGTAACACCATCGACTGCAAAGCTCTGTTTAACGTTTTCGGAAGGCTCGGCAATCTCTGCATCGTACGGAGCCAATAACTCGTACTCTTCCTGCTGTTTCAATCCGGCCATCTGAATTAGGACTCTGAAAGAACGGGTCCATCCTTTAAAGATCCTTCCGGTAAAACTTGGAGAGTTACTTGAAGTTTCAATTGTCCCTCCGCTTCCGTCGTCCGAATAAACCTTCTTAGTGATGTTTATCGTGGAAGGGTTTAGGCTTATGAGTTTGGCTGTCGCAGCACGAAATCTTTCAATGTCAGTCATTATCATCCTCGGAGTGCAGTACGTCAGGGGGTGTTTGAGAAAAAACCGTAGCTGGACGTGCAGTGCTTTTCTTCCCGTATTCTTCCGAAAGAGCAAGTGCATGATCATAACGTTGCTGGAGTGTCGTGTACTTTACCGATTCCTCTCCCAGCGAATAATTCTCTATATCGCCCATTTGAGACTTAACCAGCCCTGCCTTGACTCTCCAGACCTCGGATGCAGCAAGGTTAATGTCGTCGCCGCATTTAGAAGTAATCGACGTAAGCTCTGCGTCGGTAAACGAAGTATCGGCTTCCGTTCCGCCTGCAGGTATCCTTTCGTCCGTTAACAAGCGTAAGAGCGTAAGATCAATCACGTTGCACCCCCTTATGTAATTGCTAAGCTGCTGGAACCGCTAATTGCTGGACGTTTTCAGCCAAAGCCGCGTAAATTCCTCTTCTAGCAACTCCGATAATCTGGGATTCAATCAATCTGGAAATGTCTCCGTCATTAGATTGAATCTGGAGATCGTGCTTCACGAGTTCCTTGAATCCACCCTTTGGACGAACAAGGTAGATGTTCGTTGAAGGGACGCCCTGATATTCATAAGTTTTATTGCCTACTTTAGCCGTCCATCCATCGTAGTAGATGAAGGATGTGATATCGGAAAGTGCAGGAAGTACCCTGCCTGAAGTTAAGACCATCCTGCCAACGGCTTCACCGATGTCAATGGATCCTGCCGAAGGTCCTAAAAGAACGGTTGCAGGTCTTCCAGCTTTCCTGGCATCCTTCAAGCCCTTCTTAATGGTTTCCCTGTAGGTCATGAGAAGATCGTAGGCTTCACTTGTTCCTGCTGAGCCGTCGGCCTTAGTCCAGACGGTAGCCGTCTTATTCGCCGAAGCATACCCAGGATTTGAATAATTAACTGCAGGGCCTGCAAGGATCGGGAAGATGTGAATGTGGTTTAACAAAGCGTTGTAGGCTTCTCCAAATGCTTCGTTGAGGATCGTCATGTTCCAGGTCTGGTTGTACTTTACCATGTCCTGGGTGTATTCGAATCCTGCGGCAAACGTTTGAATGGAAGCAGTAGGTCCATATTCCGCATTGAGAGCTCCGAACTTCACTTCTTCGCCTTCAAGGTGAGCAAGGAAAACGACAGCTCCGTATAGAGCCCACTTTGCCTTAAGGTCCTGAGGGAAGTTTGGATCCGTTATCGTTTCATAGATTGGCTGGTAAAGAAGAGGAACCGCCTGCCTTCCGAGTTCCACGTCGAGAACTACTTTCTGGAAGAGTTCCTCGGGGACGTCTCCCTTTGTGATCATTTCTCCTAAAGGCTTTGAGAGCTTCAAAACGTCCATCTCGCCGTGAACGACTTTGCTGACTATGGATTTAAGCTCTCCGTTGTACAGATAGCGGCCCGCTACTTCGTAGTCATGGGTTTTTACCCATTCCTTTAAAGCATCGATACTGTAAATGTTCATTTCCTACCTCCTATATGACTAAGTTGATCAGCTTAAAGTAAATTACTCCGCTGTCATCTTTTGCCTGGGTTACGATTCCAACGAGAGTAAGAGCTCCAGCAGTTACGGTGAAGTAATTATTGGTATCGTCCCAATAGAGCTTGCTTCCCACGCTGAACGTGTCGCCTGATTTAAGTTGGTCCGTCGCATATTCTGCTTTTTCAAGGTCAAGTACCACTTCTCCGCCCGGTTCTGCATCCGACATCGCCATTCCGAAGAAATGGCTCACAAGATAGAATTTCTTTGCGGTGACCGATAGATCCGTTCCGCCTGAAAGAACAACGTTTTCGTCCTTTGCAAGGCCCGCACCCGTACCAGAATATGATACCGTTACGAGGGCACTCGCATTTGCATTGGCTTCAATGGCCGTCTTAATGGCGGCTGCCGTTGTGGTAATGACTCCTGAACCGTCGGTTGCAAGACTGATGATTATGGTCTTTCCACTAACGATAATCGAAAGAGATTGGCTGTTGGCTTTTGGATCCTGCTGAACGATCGTGATGCCGTTGCCGCTTATGCCTGCTAAAACCGCCTCCCAGGTCAAAACTCCGTTTGTAACGCCAACTCCCGTCTGGCCCGTTGCTTTTGCTTCATTGGGAACAGTCAGTTTTACCGACTGCCCGTCACTAATTTTGCCTACAAGCTTATTTTGTTCGGTTGTAGGTGTTGGTTTTAAATATGCCATTTCTACCTCCTATGAGATTTTGGCTTTCTCAAACTGAGTGAACTGCCTTTCTTTGCCCGCCGTTCCTGAAGCAGGCGGCTTTTCCGTGTGCAATTCACTTAATGCCTTCTTGACTACGTCTTTTTCAAGAACTTTATCGATTTCCGAAGCAATCTTTTTTTCATCGTCCTCTATGCCCGTTTGAAGCATTTCTCCTACAAGCCCTCTGATAGTCTCATCAACTATCTTTTCTTTGAGAACCTTCTCGACCAGCTGTGTATGTTTTTCCTTGGCTACGCTCTGTTCGATTCCCAGAAGCCTGTCTATCTCTCCCTCGAGTTTTTCGGGTTCGACTTTAAGCTTCGCTGCAAGGTCTCTAACCTTAACCGTTTCTTCTGCATCTCCCACAAGAGCTTTAACTTCCTCGCTCTTCATTTCGCCTTTCGCAAGCATGGTTTTCACCGCTGCGATAACCTCTTCTTTTGTCATTGTCTCACCTCCAGGTGTGCCGCTCTTAGAAGAGCTTTGAGCTGCTATTGAATCAAATTCGTTAAACAAATCCAGATCTGCCATTTCGCTCGTCGCAACGACTCGCGTAGGCATCCCGTTTCTGTCAAGCGGAGTCCAGTCAAGAGACAGAAGCTGATAATCGACTACCTGCGTCTCTCCGTTCTGTTTTGCAAGGGTCGGAATTCCGAAAATCGACACCTGCTTGACCCTATTGGATTTGATTAATCTCTTTAATTTAGTCATCGAGGGGTCAATGTACCCTCTTACAAAAGCCTTGCCGTCTCTAAAAAGTGCTCCTATCCAGTGGGTAGCTATGTCTGGAAATTCAGAATCAATGTCTTCCGGTTTTTGGTGTCCCAGAAACCCATTCGGAGTCTTTTCGTTGATCTGGTCCACAATCTTTTTGACCGTATCGGGCAAGTAGTTCCACTTTCTGCTGCTGAGGCCGCTGTTGATTTCAACTGCCACTTCAAGAGGATCAGAATCTCCTTCTTTCAACTTTTCCAGATCTATATTTGGCGCAATGGGAATGTCAGAAACGGAAATTTCTCCAGTGAGGTTTGCTAACAAATTAATGGCTGACATTTCTTTCTTTTCAGCCGCTTCAAACGTACCGCCTTGCTCTTCGCAGTGTGCCCTTGCAGCTTTTTCCGTCCATTCATCGGTATGATACCTAAATGCCTGAGTGGTTGTTTTATCCTCTCCCTTTAACTTACCGATAATTATGGACAAGGCAGGATCACCTTTTTCGATCCGTCTGAAACTCTTCGGATCAAAGTCTGCAGGATCGCGTATCCTGCAAGAGTGTTCATTTGGATAAGGCATTTTTCGCCTCCTTCCGTACGACCTGCAGCACTAATGCAATGGTAGGCGGCTTGTCTTTGCCTTCATTGATCTGCAGGTCCACGAGATTAAAACCTATGTCCGTAATTTCGCTTATCTTTCTGAGCAAAATGCCTCCGTAATCAACGTCTTTTACGGAAATTTGAGGCTTCTCAGCAGTTTTAGTCACTACCATGCCTTTAGGCAAGCTTTCTTCATTTTCTCCCATATTTCATGCCTCCTATACTCGAAGTCCTTCAAGCGCGGGCAGATAAGCGTCCCTGTACCAATCCTCTATGTCGGGATGAGAACTCGGGTCGCTCTGCCATTCCCGCAAGTCTTTCGACGCTTCTTCCGGGGACGAATACACGGGCACCTGGGAACACATGCATTGGGGATGCGGTACGTCCGGTTCCTCTCCAGCAGGGAAAAATCCCTGAGCTGCATAATCATCGCATATGTCAATAACGTCGTGGCTTGCCGAAAGAACCCAGTTAATGCCTGAATAAAACGGATTTGCCTGGCCGCCTTTGTAAACTCCTCCCGCAAATGCCCTTGAAGTTTCAGTTCTCACCAGTCTCAAAGCTTCGTACTTCACGTCTTTGGGTACGTAATATTTCTTAATTCCACCGTCTTTCAGCTTTCGAACCAGTGCATGCTGAACGCTTCCGCCGTTTAGAATGTAATTTTTCAGCAGTCTCCCCGTCTGGAAAGCATCGCTGCCCATGACTACAGAATCTCTTATGATTCCCATGACTGCCTTATTCGTTTCCTCGGATATGCCCCAGAGCGCCTCGCTTAAAGACAATCCCCTACTCTTCGTCTCCATTAAATAGTAATTTACGGCATCCGCATTCACTTTTACGAAAAACGTCTCTATGTCCGCTTGTTTAAGAACTCCTTTAGCGTTATCAATCAGAACGCGTTTCGAAGTATTTGCGCCAAGCTCCACTATTTCCTCGAGCGTCGACTGAAAATTAGCGGTAAGGCCTTCGGCAAGTTTCATCTGTTCGATGCGTAGGCTTATTTCCAACTGCTGAAGCTGAACAGCCTTTAAGCCGTGCGTTCCGAGCCTTCTTATTTCCCGCTCCACCGCATCTGCGTACTGCCCGTAAGTATTTCTGACGATCTGAGCCAACGCTATTCGATTTGACAGATACTGAGAGCGTGAAGACGAAATTAGCTTCACGTAACCCGGATGTACCCTTTTAATGAAATTCTGGTACCAGCTCATTTATTCAGCGCCCTCTTTTCAGTTTCGGTCACTGCAAGGCCGTCTCTTACTCTCTGTATGAACTCCTGACCAGTTATGATTCTTTCTTTCTCGCTCTGCACGTTCTTGTCCTCACTCATGAATTGGTACATTGTTGGTACGAGCGTTGCAAGATAATTGACCGCAGCCTCATGGCTCATAATCTGGCTGTCCAAAGCTTCAACGAGCGCTTCTACGGTAGTTTTTAGAATGTTTGCGGCCTGTTCTTCGTCCCTGGGGCTCACGTCTTCCCAGTTAAAGGACACCGCATACGTTGAAAAAGCTTTTGCCTCGGCCTTCGCCGACATGGCAAGTATCATTCTGGCTAACTGCTGATAGTAAATCTCAAGCTCCAGCCTTTTCATCGCTATCTTCTTTTCGAGCGGAACGAGCTGTTCCGAAACGCTTGCCTTGCTGCTCTGAACTGCAGTTCCAAACGCAAACTCCGGAGTCTGCGAAGCATCAACAATACAATAAAAGAGAAACTTCAGCAAAACTTCTGCAGATCCAATTGCACTTGTTACTTCAACGAATCCCATCTCCTCGTTAACGTTAAGCAGATAGATGTCCTTGTTGAAGTCAAGCTTCCCCGTTTCTTTTGCTGCTTTAACCTGAGCCTCGGTAAAGTTGTGCTTAAGGAAGTTATCAACGCTTTCAAGCTTTAATTTCACTTTTGGATTGCTGTTGAGCTTGTTTGACTGCATGGCCTGCAGCATCACGTCGTGGTAAGCCTTCATTAAAGGTTCAACGACTTCAAGATCGGATCTCCCGTACAATTCGTTTGGCTCAGCTGAGTTCTTGAAGTGAACGATTGGTATGAATCCCCATTCGTTCTCAACTTCTTCGCTCTTTAGATCGGCGGGAACGCTCCGTCCCGTATATGCAATGGTCCTTTGATGTCTTGTGATCGTCTCTACTGCCGCATAGCTGTACTGATTTCCATTTTCGTCTTTATATTCAACCGGCGTCTGAATGATGACTTTCTCCGTTTCTCCCGTGACGGGATCCGGAATAACGTCCACGTATTCGGGAGGAACGAGGAAGGATTGAATGGTCGTTTCTTCTCCCTTGAACAAAATCTGATCCTCGTTCTTAATTCTCATAAGCCTGACGTAGCTGTCTCCGTCTCTGAACGAGTTCCTCTGCGCGGCCGTCAAAAGGCTTTTTGACTTCTTCATGAATGCGTCAAGTACGTCCTGAGCTTCGGGATCCTTTGCAAGGACGTAGGGGAGCCCGCAGAACCCGACGGCCGTATTGATGATGGGTTTTGCGAAAGCTGCGCCGAGTTTATAATCGTCTGCCGTGTTATAGTAGAGCTGCCTGGTCAGCTGATATTTCATCTTCTGAGTATTAAGTGAATACGAACCGCTTAGATAAGGGTTTCCGGGAATCCAGGAAGCTACCGTAGCTAAAGTCTCTCTAAGCTTGCTCGCCATCTCTCCGAATATGTTTCTTCTAGCCATATATCACCGCTCCCTTCAGGATTTCAATTCCTTCCTTGCTGTCCGTACTGCCGAAGTTCAGCTTCTCAAAAGCACCAGAAACTGCGTCAACCTGGTCGTCGTGAGTTCCCTGGGGAAACATAACCAATTCATTTAAAAAATCTTCATTCCAAGCACCTTTCAAAATCTTTACATTCCCTGCCTCTGCGGCTGCCGATACCGGTCGAGCCCTTAATTCCTTTGAGCTTGCCTTTTTGTCTCCGTGGAAATCAAAGCCTCTCAAAACTTCACGCCTAAAGTGGTCAATAGTCTGAACTCCTGAGCTTCCCGGCTCCTGCTCTATATAAACTGGAATATTTCCATCCAACATTGCAGTTTGGCGGATTAACGATTCCACTTCTAAAGGAGTGCCCCTGAATCTCTTAATGTCCAGGATGTAATAAATTCCATTTTTTATGCCTATCAAAGCTCCCGCCGTGTAGTCTGAAGAGGTTGAAGTCGTTGCCGCTAAATCCCAATACCTGACTTTTCTCAAATCAGCTGGAACTTCACTTACGATTTCAAACCATTCCCGTCTAAACATAGAGCCTTTAAGGGCTTGAGGATTATTTTCATATTGAGCTAAAAATAAAGCCGTTCCCATATCTTTTTTGCGCCCCTCAAGAAATTCCTCCGAAAGAACTTTAGGAAATAATAAACTCCCGTCATCCTTATGAGCTTTGAATAAAATGTGTTTGTAATCCTGATTATCTAAAAGCGTTCCGTATATGTCCTGTTCGTGCCAGCGAGTGCCGACCACGACGTTTTGACCTTCTGGAGATAAAAGCCCAAAATCATCTTTAAAGGTTTGATAAACTTTTTCCCTCTGCTCAAAGTTTTCTACGTTCTGCCTGTTCACGATGTCATCGTCTATAATTACGTCGTAGTGCTGTGAAACTGCGCTTGTTCCTATTCCTGCCACTGCGATTGAAACCTCTTTCATATGCCTTGACCTCGGAACGATAATTGACGTTTCTTTCCAGTGCTCTGATTTTGACTGCCACTTTCCGAATAAATAATGAAATTTTTCGTTGTGTTCAACATGCCCTTTAATTTCTCTGAGAAATGATTTTGCAAGCGTGTCCGTCCCTGAGCGAATAAATATCCTGAAATTTCGATCGTTTGTAAGAAGCCACAAAGGATAAGCAATTGAAACGACAGTACTTTTGTATGAACCCCTTGGAGATAAAAGCAAAATTCGTGGATATGCTTGAAGAGCCTCGCACCACTCTCTATGAAAGTCCTGCAAATCATAGCCGAGAATTTCTCTTGCAAAAAAGAAAAGGTTTTGCTTTGCATATTCCTTAATCTCCCTTGTATTGTTTGACCTTTCGCCATAAAATGCCTGCGACTTCATTTGCCTCAATGCGCTCCGTCGGCTCTCCTCTCTCTAAACTGATTTTGTCCCTTAAGGTCCCGATAATAATTGCCGAATCTTTTCCAGAAGTTACCTTAATTACGTTTTCATCAAGTAGGTGTTCAAGATATTTTTCAATAACCTTGTTTGCTTTGGAAATAAATGTTTCCTTCGCTTTTTCCTCAATTTCCTTATATTCTTCTGGATGACGATTTATCCAATTGCTGATTGTGGAATCTGGAATATTATATTTTTGGGAAGCCTTAATAAGTCCGATATTTGCAACTTCCGCAAGCACTTCAGTAATAAATTCTTTTGAATATCTTTTTTTATTCCCCATTATTCCCCAATTCCCCATCTATTGACTTTTTTAAAAAACTGCAGAAAATAAAGAGCAGGGAGTCTCTTCCAGGGCCTCTCTGCATTTCTTTGCTGCATTATTTTATAATGTCGCATAACACACCTTCTTAACGGGCTTTGAGTAAAGGAGGAGTAAAACCCAAAGCCCGTTTACTTTTCAATTAAGGAGCTCCCTCGGTCTTGCGGCTCCTATTCCCTCGGCTTAAACAAACCCAATTTGGTTTAGGCAAGCCTACTCCTCCCTGAACTTATTTAATAACTTTCAAAATAAATTAAGTCCTCATATAAGATATAGACAGAATTGAAAAAAATATTAGTTAATTTTCTTTTTAATTTGCTTGAAAATATCACTTTTGATTTGCGCAATGCGTCCCTGTGTTAACTTAAACATTGCCGCAAGTTCAATCTCTGTCTTTTTGCTTTTCCCATTTATTCCAAAGGAATACTCAAAAATCTCCCTGTTCCTGACTTTCAACTTTTTTAAAAACTTGTTGATCTCTTCAATAACTTCTTCAATTTCCAAATCTTCAAAAAGATCATCCTCTTCCATATTTCTGCCTTTCAAAAGTCTGATGTTTTTTCATGCCATGTTTTTTAGCAACCATATCTCTGAACCTATGCAGTAAGGAAGCATATAAATATGCAATGAAATTCTTGTCCTTTTCATGACCTCTTAAACAATCCAAAAAAACTATTTTTCCCTCATCTTCCATTTCATCCCATAACTCGCTGTGTCCGTAAAAGTGTTTTTTTAAGATGTGATAAGTCATAAACTTCAGGTTATCGAAATTAAAGTTCAGCTCTTTCATCAGGGTTTCATAGTCAAATTTCTTGGAATCTGGCACAAGCTATTTTTCCTTTTTCCGTTCCTTCAAAAATTCCTCATAAGTCGTACCCGTCAGTTTTAGGAGTTCACTGCGTAAATTCGTGTTCCAAAGAAGAGCGGTTGACAAGTCTTTCTTTCCGAGCCTTATTACATTCGACCTTTCTGACAAGTCGTTGTAGATGTCTTCCCCTAATATCCAAATCCAGAATCTTCTTTTTGTTTCAAGATTCCAGCCCGAGCCATCGACGTAGAAATAATGAAGCCCCCGACTTCCTAACGTCCCATTTCGGGTATCCCATCTGAAGTTCCAATTTTCCCGGGGTATGAAGTGCATGTCTTGCAAATTCTCATAGACATGCATCTCTTTAATTCCTTTTAGTCTGTCTGGCCTCTGGTCGCCGGGTAGGGTCAGGAAGAATCTAGTTATCTGGCACTCTCCGCTAAACTTAATTTTCAGAATCTCGCGCCTGATGTCGTCATTTTCCTTAACGAACTTCTTTTTTTGTGCGACATTCCGTGCGACAGTTTTCTTATTCGTTTTCATTAAGCAATTCCTTATCCTCGTCTAATTTACCTTTTACGTACACATCCCCGGTCTGCTCGAATTCCAATTTGTGCTTCTCAAGTCTTTCAGATATGATCGTTTTAACAGCCCTTCTCGGCCTCTTCTCTTTTTCAATGCCTGCAAGTTTTACCAGGTCGGACCAGCTCATATTTTTTGTATAAGACTTCTCGAGTTCAGGCCATTTCTTATAAATTTCAATGCATTCGGTTAAAAAGAATTTATGTTTTTTAATAACTTTCGCAAAAGGTTTAAGGTTTGACTCGTTAATTAACGCCTCACCGATTTGTAATTTAAATTGAACCTCGGCGTCTCTGACCGCAAAACTGACTTCTGTATAAAAATCTACAAATTCTTCAGTGGTCATCTTTCACCTCCTTTTGAGGAATATCTTTTAAGTCATAAAAAATTGTCTTGTTCCTTATTTTTGCCTCTTCATGTTCCAATTTTGCTCCTTCTGATTCTCTCCAATTGGGAAGCATAAAAATTGCATCACATCTCTTTAACCAATAAAAATCAAAAGTTTTCACCCAAAAATCGTGACTTTTAAGTGTTGGGTCTTTTGCGTGAACATCAAAAGTCCAATAGGGAAGATAAATAATATATCCTTTTTTTAAAAGTTCAAATCCATATTTTATCATTACCTTTTTATTTTCTTCTACATTTCCACTCAATTTACCTGCTACATAAATACTTTCTACTTTATCCATCTTTCACCTCCTTAAAAAGTTGTAACTCTGCACTTCCTCATAAAAGCTAAGTTTTTTAATAATTTCGTTATTGCCTTCCTTGCTTTTATTCTCGTGGCAGTAAAAACAATAGACTTTAGGGTCAAAAACAACTTCATTAAAATCCTTTTTTAAAACCTTTTCTATTTCGGATATCTTTGTCGCCGTTGATTGAAAAGAAAGATATATAATCATCTCACTCTCCTTTCATAAATCTGTTGAAATACCAGCTTCTGAACCTCGTTAAGCCCTTAAAAATCGGCATTATGTCCGAGATAATGTCCAGAAAGAACAGAAGGGAAACGAGGCAGAAAATTGAAAAGAAAATCACGAACTCAATCATTTATCCTCTTTTGACTTCTGAAGGTTATGGATCTCTAAAAGGTGCTTGAAAATCTCAAAATTGTTCTTGGTTTCAAACAGTTTTATCTCAAAGCTTTCCGTCTCGTCTCTGGGAATCCTGACGATCATGCACTGCTCGGGGTTTCCAATATTGTTCTCTTCAAGCAAATACTTATAAGCACTCAATTGAATACCCATTTCACTGTATATTCCCGAGCCTGATTTAAAATCAATTAAAGTCTTGATTCCGTTCACAAATCCATAAAAATCGAACTTCCCCCCGAACCTCAGGCTTTCCGAAACAGCTTCAATTTCCAACGCAAGAGGTTCTATGTCTTTGCCTTTGGCCCACTCTAAAAAACTTAAAAAGGAATTTTCCGACTTATCCCTCGTTTCCGGAGAGTAGTCGGAAAAATCCGTCTCCACTTTCTTGAAATAATCTAAAATCATTTGATGTACGAGGGTCCCTATTTCCGCAAGCTTATCGACGTATTTCGTACTGTCAATTCCAGCCAAACCAAGCTTGTTAGCCCAGATTACAAGTGCAGGCTTATTGAGAAGTCCCATAATTGTGGTAACTGAAGGAACGATTTTTCCGTCCTTTGTCTTATATCGGGTATGTGCTTGCGCGTTCATAGTGCCTCCAGCAATGCCTTAACTTTTTTAACGACGTCTCTCTTGTTAAAAACGCTAAACCTGACAATCGTTTCGTATTGATTGTTTAAAGTCTTTCCCTCGGTGGCCTCTATTCCGTTGTCTTCCAAAAAACTTATAACGCTTTTATCGGTAATGATTTTCAAGAACTGGTTATTGATTTGGAGTTTGGAGTTCATTTTGACTTCCTTTCTGCAAGTTCTTTGACAATTCCCTGTGCCTTGCCTGAAAGTTCCTTTATCTGTGCCTTAAGTCCTTCGGGCAAAAGATTGTCCTCCTCTGCTCTTTTTTGCAGCTGGCTGTAAATTTTCAAGAATTCCCCTCTCCATACTTCCGGGCTTTCCGAAAAGCAGATGTTGTTCCAGCCCATAGCCTTTACTGTCCTTTTGGTCAAAGGGTTCATACTGTTAAAAGCAGACTCTACGTCATAAGTTCCATATTCCCTTATTGCCTTTGTAACCTCTTCGAGGGCTTCCATGCTGTTTAAGACTTTAGGCTGGGTAACTTCAACGACGGCTTTTCGTATTTCCGAAATGGCCGGGGGAAAGGTATTCGTTAAAATCAATTTCATGGCTGCAGCTTTAGTTGCCTGGAAGTCAAGATCTCCCAAAAGCTCGTGCCAGAGATTTACTTTATTTTCGGTTACCTGAAAGTCTTTATATGCTTCCTTTAGGGTTGCCAATATTATTATCATTTCCTTTTTCGTCATTTTCTTTTGCCTCCTCTTCTTTGTAAATCTTGCTTAATATTTCAAGGCTCCGTTCTTCGTCGAGCTCGGCCTTTGATTTGTAGGTTCGCTTGAAATAGTCGGATTCCTTAAAGTTATCAGGAGCAAATCTTTCCAGTCCCTTTAAAAGAAAATCTTTTAATAAATATTTATGGGTCCACCAATATTTATTAATTTCAGGATTGCTTATGATTAGAACATAATTATCAATTGCTTGTTTAATTTCTTCTTCTGAGTAAAGCTTTAACGCGGCTGATATGTGAGGCTTAATTTTTTCAAAGCTTCTATTGATTTTAGTTTTTTTAGAATTCCAGTAATCAAAAATTTCGCGGCTTATATGTACGTTATCTTTTGAAAGAGTATCTATTGAAAGAGTATCTTTTGAAGAAGTATCTATTGAGGGTACCTTTTTTGGCAACGACGCGTTACCAATTTTGGCAACATCATTACCAATTTTGGTAATGGTATTACCTTTTTTGGCAACGATTACCTTTTTTGGCAATACTTTCCAAGTATCATAATCCTTGTTAAATCCATAAATTTTTCCGTTTTCGTTACCAATTTTGGTAACGATCCCCTTCTCTATAAGTTTGTTAATTGACCTTATGATGTGTGGCTTTTTTAATCCTGTGAGTTCAACAAATTGCGACAGTGGTATCCAGTCTTCCTTTTTGTGCCAACCCCAAGTCTTGCGAAGAATTACCCAAAGAATCTGCCACTCTTCACCACTAAGACGATAACCGCAAAGTGCTTCAATAATTTCAGTAGCAATTTCTATATGACCGTTTTCTTTTTGAGGATTTGCCATAGATATTATTTCCTTCTTTTCCTACTCCAGGGCTTTACTCTGATAACCTTTTTATAAGCTCTTTTCTTGTGATAAGTCTTAACTTTTAAATACTCTCCCCCGGCGATCACGGAATCCTCCTTATAAGCATGAAGAACAGAATAAAGCTGAATAAAATGCTTAGTACTGCCATTACGACAAGGTCTTTAATTGTGTTTCTCATTTCTCCTCCTTAGTAAAATAGGGGGGACTGCTAACCCCCCTTGTATAAGTAGTTTTGCCCTGCCACTTCTCTGATCGCGTCTTCGCCGAATTCGTCAACTTTCTGAAGATATTCAATCAGCCTTCCCGCTGCGCCTTTGTTAATTTCCGTTAAGTGTTCAACCCCTAAGGATTTTTTAATAAGGTTGTAATCAAACGACTTTATGTCGCAGATTTTATGAATCATCCCGACTTGCTTATCAGTTGCCTGAGAATTGGGGTCTTTGATTGAAGGTTTTTCTATTGTTTCCTTTTTTACGGGTTCAGAGTCAACGACTTCCTCTGCCGGCGTCGGTTTATAGCCTGCAAGTACCGCAACCCATGCCAAAACATTCCTTAAAGCTTTTGCGCCTGCCCTGGTCTGTGACATACTAGCCAGCTGAAAGAAAGGTTTCTTTTGCCAGTTAGCCTCATCGCTTAGACAGTAGGCCTCCGCGCTTCCCACTACAAAGCCCGTTTTATTATCAATTACTTCCGCTCTTGACTTGGCGCCTTTAACTCCATTAATTTCAACGGGCTGGGAGTCGTAGGTCTTAACTGTCAGAGAGAAGAACCTTGCAAGCGTCTGCCAGTCCTCAAACTCAAGGTACTGCTCGTTGTTGATCATTACTTTCTTTGGTTTTCTTTCAACGATAGCTTTTAGAGCATCCGCCATCTTCTGCGCTCTTTCAACGACTTGCTGAGGTAAAACCTCGATTTCGTTCACTTTCTCAATTTCGTTTCCCATCTTTACCCTCCTTTAAACAGATTTTTTTAAAAACTCTTTACGAGTCCTTTTTCCCGTTCCACCTCCTTAATTCTTTGAATGTCCTGATGCGAATT